CCCCGGCCCCGATAACCCGAACAATTCAAGCCCGATGCCTGGCGCTGCACGCAAAAAAGGCCCCGAGGCAGCCACCCCGAGGCCCGATTCCCGAACAAATCCCCGATTCCCGAGGAAGTGAACCCCGCCTCCCCGCGAAAACGGTATTTTTTGGGACTATTTACTCTTCTTCGTTATCATCAGTTATCTCTACAACCTCTTCTTGTTCTGGTGTTACGTTCTTCATCCTACGCTGTGCCATACGCTGAAACTCCTCAAGCTTTTCAAGCACTTGCTCCCTGTTCATGGCGTTAACATCTTCATGCATTACATGGCTCTTGTTGATAAGTAACCCTGTTGCCTTCAATCTAAGCTCTTCTGCGCGGATTGCTTCACCATATTTACCTAGCTCCCATGCTTCGTCACGCATCTTCTTTAGGTCGCGCACAGACTTGTCCACAGTTACGCCATACTTCGTTCTGGCTTCTAGGCGCATCTCTTCTAGGCGTTCCTGTACTATGGGGTTTCTGAGTAGCCTTACAGCCGCTACAGCAGGGTTTTTATACCCAGCTTCCCTCGCGGATGCGGTCTGAGTTTTATCGCCATTAAAATACAAGTCCAGAAACTTTTGCTGTTGAGGCTTCAGCCGCTCCATGCCTACAGCAGTTTGTTCCTTGGTTAAGCTTTCTCCGACTTTGGGCATTTCGCCACTCCTTTTTGAATAATATATGGGGAACTTTGGTATGTTCCCATATATATATATATATACAAACCTACCAAACCTACCAAACCACAGTTGTTTTCAATAACTTAACTAAGGTTTGGTGAGATTTTACTTTAAAAACAAACCTGCCAAAGTTGCTCTGTAAGTTATTGAAAAACAACACTTCCCAAGTTTGGTTAGATTAGGTTTGGTAGCCAAACCTCAAAGTACCAAACCTAATTGCCCCTTTTTTGCCAGCATTCCCACAACCCGAACAATCCAAAAGCGCCGACTACAGCACCCATCATTCCGATAAATAACATGGCAATAATTTCGCTGGCGGATTGCTGAAACCGAACAATTTCCCAAGCGCTTAAGAATAGGAATAACCCGAACAAAAGACAAGACCAAGATAAACCGCGATAAATCATTCTTCCAACTCCTTTTTGATGTCTCTTAATGCTTTATTGTAATCATTGAGTGCGTATCCAATGCTAATTACAGCAGCCCTGATATGTTCGTTAATACAAACATCTTCAGGAACGTCCTTTTCAATCTCAATCAAAACCTTACCGACTTTAATAAGGGAATCTCTTTGCGCGGTAATCATTTTGTTAAACCTTAAATCCCCTCGCGCTTCTTCTTTCATTTCAGCAATAATTTTATCAAATTTATTACTCATTGGTAATCTCCCTTCGCGGCTCAAGGCCAACAACGAAACGCTCAACACCCCTGCGTTTTTCCATCAATAGAAACTGCAACCATGCTCTTTTATTTGTAAGCAGTTTGTAATTACAATCGTTCCATTCAGCGTCCGCAAGGCTTTCTTTTGCTTTTCTAATGAGCACGTTGATATCTTCATGTTTTGCTTCGATGCGCGGGTACGGGGTTTTCATTCCCCGCTCCGCTAGTAATTCGTCAAAATGTTCAGCCATTATTTGCCCTCTAAATCATCAAGATGAATTTTTACTTCTTCTGAAAGCTTGTTATAATTCACTTGCATTAAAGAAACTGTGTCCAGTAGCGTCTTAGCTTGCCTAATTAAAACCATGGCAGACTCTTCATCATATTGGTGAACTCTTCTAGAGACTTCCCCAACACTTCTAGAAAGTGTAATCATTTCTTTAATGTCGTCTAGCATTCTTTTGAGTTGAATATTATCAGCGTTGATTTTGCTTAGCATATTAATTTTCATGCCCTTTACGCCCACAACAATATCTTTAATTGTTTTATCGTGATTATCCATTATGCGCTCTCCAATCCGAATACGTTGTCGCGCTGTTCTTCTTCATATTGCGCCCATCCAGCCGCGTCATACAGATAGTTAGTGTCTAACCCAAAATCTCTATAGCCCTGAAGAATAGTTTTGAAATATGCCTGACCAGGTTTAGCAATATCCCTGCGTGTCATCTGGTACGTCATAATACCAGCAACCTTAATCTTGTCGTACAAGCCTTTACGGGGCTTGTCAGGGCGATAGCCTTCATATTCGTCTAGCGCATATTCATCCGCTGGGCTGATTTCCCAGATGCCTACAGGCAATACCATCTGCGGGTCGTCTGACTTAATGATGTCAGCCACGCCGCGAAAGCATAGCTCCCATCCATAAATCATAGCTGCCCCTACAGGCTTTGCAGTGGGGCAACGGTACGCCATCTGAGACATATTAAGATTAGAACCATACGCTAAGTATAAACGTTTCTTATCGGCGTTATAACCGAGGTTTTTCATTTTCGTGAACATGATTTCATTCCTTTTTGATATTAGTTTCACTTTTATTGTTGACAATGATAACATATGATAATAGCAATGTAAAGTATAAAGAAACATATTTCTTGAAGGGAAAGTAAAATGACAGTGAAACGAATCGAAATGGCCTTACACGTTCAACAGCTTTGTGCTGAGAATAATATCAAGGTAACGTATCAATCTATGCATGATGATGTACCGCGTTATTGGGCGCGTCCAGCAACAAGGGAAATTTGCATCAGGCCGACTAAGAATACAGGCTATTATGTTTCTGCCTTGCATGAGTTGGGTCACATCCTTGGCGAGTATCAAAGCCGCTCAAGACTTACTGCTGAGCTATGGGCATGGGTATGGGCGCGGCAGAACGCTCTAGTATGGACAGAAACAGCCGAGCGCATCATGCGGCAAGCTATGGACACTTACGGCTGGACAGATAAACAGAAGAATAGATGGGCGGAGTTGTTCAGTGCATAGAAGATGGTATTTTGAAATGTGCAAAACGCAAAATAACGAGTGGCTTATGGCTCAAGCGTTTAGCCCAGCTAAAGGCATGACGAAGCTGGACGTAGCAACAATTAAATTAGTTTTGCGTTATAGGCTAAAGAAACATAAAAGACTTAGACATAGGTGGTAGGCATGTATTGGGTAGAACAAATGGCATGGGATAAAATCCTATTGCTAGATAAAGAATTCGATGAATGGGAGTATGCTCAAGAAGTTGAACAAAATTACCGCTCTCGAACAGGAACATATGGGACTTACCTACAGGGTCAGGGAAAGATAAAAGAAGATTATACATACGAAAAGGGGCGGTCTTGAAACCGCCCTTTTCTTTTATACGAACCTTTTCCCTTTTTACTCTTCACAATCCGCGTCCTGAATCCCGCGCTCCGAATTGTTCGGGCGAGCGGATTCCGCTGCACTATCGTAGAATTGTTCGGGTTCTTTAATCCACGCACCGTAGCCTCCTCTGCCATGATGTCCGCCAAAGTGTAGGAATGTACCAGATTCATACCCCGATGGGCAAGGAGAGTCCCGATGCGCGTATCTTACTACAACTCTTTTGCGTGTGCCCAGCATTGCCATGTCGTCCCGTGGTCTGATGAGCGCCATGCCTGCGGACTGCCACAAACCGAACAATATTTATTTACATGTCTGGTGTGATGTGTCTGTTTTAACCCGAACAAATCTTCGGAATCATGCAGCTTTTGACTCTGCTCGCGCTTCCATTTATTATACTCTTCTTCTTGTTGTTTTTGCTTGTAAGTCTTACTTGCCATGTTATTATACCCTTCTGTCTGATGTTCAGGCAGGCCGTAATATATGTTATGTCTAAACATATATCACAAGTTACAAATGTCTTTAGAGAAGCAGGCGAGCGGGCAACCCCGAACAACTCGCCTGTTTTTTTTATTGACTGATTTCCCCGCCCAACGCGGCATATCCCGCGATATCTACCCATGTATCGTCCTGTTGCATATCGTTAGCTAGGCGTGCCAGCTTTAGGCCAATCATGCAGGCGCATACTTGTTCGGGTGTTACCTCCACTCCCAAAATTACCTCCCATATCTGAGCGATACGATAGTGATTTGCTTTGGCATCACCGTAATCTTTAGCCCGCTGCCCGTTAATAAGCTCCTCTGCCTTGTCGAGGAAGTAAGCCCGATTCATGCTTTCATAGTCTTTTTCATCAATCATAATAGTTTTCCCTTCGTAAAGCCGTTGTCTCCGCGCTGCTTAGCTAATTTAGCTTGCGGACTTGAAAGAATGGAAGCAGCACCTTTTACATGATTGCGCTTGCCCAAATACGAACGATTGTTCTTGTCGCGCTCAATGCCCGTAATATTTACGGCTTCCTCCCACATAGATTTAAGCTCTGCTGCGAACTCATCAACTGTCATGTCAGCAGCTAATTTAGTCATCCTCTACCTCCGTTTCGTAAATAAATGCAGGCGTTAGGTCGCCCACATAAGCCCCGATTACATTGAACTCCATATACTCAATAGCTTCGTCTGATGTCATGCCATCGCGTTCTTGAAGTATTTCAATGCACTTCCAATAATCATATGCAAGCACATCCTCGCGCCCACATATGCGGCAATAACCAATTATCGCCTTATCAAATCCATCTGCTTTATACATTATCCCTCGCTGTTACTGCTTCATATTCACCACGGCTCATAACGCCGTTAACTGTGCCCAGCCACTTCTGCCCACCTGTAGTCGTAAACCTGAACTTTTCGATGCGGCGCTCCGCAATCAAATCCCGAACAATTTGGTCAACTGTCCATTGCCCTATGTCGTTTAATGACGCAGGGGCGTCTGAATCCGTTAGCCTTTCAATAATGCTGTCGGCCCCGCCACGCTGGCATAATGCCCGACCATTTTGCTCACAATCTCTAATCCAACTGAACATCGCATCTTTACGCAACTGAGCTTGGTTACTTTGCCCCAAGTTGCGAATTTGTTCGGTTCTGTCCTCCAAAAGCCCGGACAGTGTATTCCGAACAAAATTACGGATATCCCGGTTTGCAGGCCCGTTAGACTTTACAACTGCGCCGTCAAAGCATCTGTTTCGCTGGTAATCAATGCCTAAGTCTTTGCATCTACCGCGTGCTGTTTTCTCGTCCAACTGCCAGATAGCAAACGCACAACGCACGCCATCAACAAGCGCGGAAGTACCCCGAATAAGATTGCGTGCCTCTTCTGGCTTAGACACAACCTTGTCGCCCTGTACCTTCGTCATATGGTGACACACAATAACAGCCGCCCCCGTTTCTGTGGCAACTCTAGCCAACAAGCCCGTTAACGCCGCGCCTGCCGCAGGGTCTGAGTTTACGTCTGCATGTACGAATGATGCGAGCGGGTCAAACACGATAAGCTTGAGATTGTCGAGCTGTAGCATTTGTTCGTATATTTTCTTGAACTCATCTGTCTCGCTGTAGTCGCCCATATTCTCTCGCAAGATAGGAAACACACCGCCCACGTTTGGCAGCGGAACTACATGCAATTTGTTCGGGTAGTCAAAGCGCAAGCCCGCTTCATCAAGGCGCTCAATGCGTCTATGCATCTCGGACTCATCATCTTCTGCTGTGAAGATAACAACGTCCCCGAACTCCCGAACAATTCCCCCGAAAGAGTTTTGAACTGGCTTGCCTGCTGCAACCTTCATGGCTAGGTCTAGGGTCATCATGCCCTTACCACTGTCGCCTGCTGCTGCAAAGATAATGGGAACGCCTAGTGGGAACGTGCCGTCTACAAGAAACTGCTGGACAGGCGCAGCACCACTAAAGCGTGAGATAAGGAGACTATCATTAAGAAGGTTGATAGAACGGCGAGTGTTACCAGCCCCGTTTGTAATGAATTTTTCAACGTCAAAACTTTCTTCTATAGCATCTGCGGCATCCCATTTGGGAGGTTTACCAGAAGGAGGTTGCAATATGGTTACACTATCCGCGTCAGATTCCAGCGCTACTTCCCGAACAATTTCAGCGAGCCTGCGTCCGGCGTCATCATTGTCAGGCCAGATAACAAGCTCCTTCCCGCGCAACGGCGTGAAGTCGAACTTTTCCGCGTTCTTTCTTGTCAACGCTCCAGCCCCGCCCAATGTGCATGTAGCTGGTATGCCTGCTTCAATCAAGGCTTGAGCGCACTTCTCGCCCTCAACCCACACAACTCTATGCTCATTTAAAATGTTCGGGATATTATACAGAGGCCGGACTTCTGGCGCTTTTGGATATGAAACCCCTGGAATCCACGGACGGAATTCCTTCTTGCCTTGAATATCATAACGGCGCACAGAAACCAATACCTCACCGTCACGAGAAATATAATCCCACTGCCCGTTGTGCGGCGTATCAATATCAATGCGAACCTTCTCGGCTGTAGGCTCTGCCTGCGGTGTACTATTGCCCTGTTGCTGTACACCGTTGCCAACTGGTATCTTGTTAAGATTTATCCCGTTTTCGGTGCGCCAATTTGGTGGGGGCGGCGTGCTAGGCGCGTCTGTAGAAAGATAAGAGCCGAACAATTCTTTGATTTCAGGCAGGCGCATACCGCGAGCTGCCATCAAAATCTTAACAATTCCCCCTACACCTTCCCCGCCATTGAAGTCTTGCCCACGCATAAAGTGCGGACTATTGGTGTTGATATCAATCTTTAGGCTCTCTCCAGCCTCGCCAGCCAAAGACCCGATAAAGAAGTCGCTGCCCCGAACCCTACCATTCGGATATGTTTCAAGCAGCATTTCCACCTGTACTGAGCGTGGAACATTACGGCTAATCTGTTCAACTAAATCATGCGCCGTACCAGATTTAGTATTGTCAAACCTTATAACACTCATTATATTGTATCCTGAAGTCCGATTGTTTCCTTTTCTGATTTCGTTTCACACTTTGAAAGGCCTCTGATTTTGTCAGGGGTCTTTCTTATTTTGCCCAACATGTTTCACGAAACTCACACCATTTGCAAGCAAAGTAATCTGAATTTGCTGCAATACGCGGCAACATTTCCCCTGCTTTTGTAGCTTTCAATATTTCTACGCCCTTATCACTTGTGCTTTGAGCTAACATTTTATTGAAAGGAATTAGCTCGTAGTAAATCTCACTTGTATCTTTATTCATCACAGTAAACAAGGCCGGATTTTCTGTCAGGTCCATATATGCCTGATACAATGCTACTTGCGCGGCGTAAACAGGGTTTGCATCCACCACACCTTTCCGAACAAATTCACCGAACTTTTTGCTGTTGGCTGACTTACACTCCCATAGGAAAGGGTAGTGCATTGGAACTGGTCCGCCAGTTATGACGCCATCAATGTGCCCTTTAATTTGGTCGTCAGCTACCGCGAACCCAAACTGCTTGCCTTGTGAGTCGTGCGTCTTTAATTCAAACCCAGCAGCCCTCAGATAGCCAGCAATCAAGTCCTCAATGAAGTGCCCCATATCGAATATACGCAATGTACGCGCTGGAAAGGCTTTATCCTCATCTGGCTCAACTTGCATATATCTATACTGGACTTGCCTAGAACACGCGCTTCCAAGTGATGAACCGCCTAAGTATTTTCTTCTTGGCTGCTCATCATTTTTATCGCAAATCGCTTTATCTATATTGTAAGCAATAAGCTCTATAGCATCAGAATGGAATGGGGTCGTTGAGGTCGTCCGTGGCGTCAGAACTGGTGATACTCTGTTCAAATTCAAGAAGCCCTTGCTCTGTAAACTCATCTCTTATTTCCTTCATTTTCTGAAAATACGCGACCATACCTAATACTTCTTCTTCTTTAAGGTCGCAAAGCCTTTTGCCCCACCCCAACTCGCTAAACATCTTAGCGGCGTTTGTAAGTGTATCGCTTTTCTCCAAGGCCTCTAATGTACCGTCACTCCGTCTGGAATTATTATGTTGCATAACTCCGTGCCCTCCATTTGCATCTCTGGGTTTTGAAATGTTACTTGATAAATCTCTTCCTCATTAATCAGCATATATGCCATACCAGAGGTAAAATTAAACTTGTGCTTATGTGCCGCGTCTTCGATAAAAACACCCATAGCGTCTAAAATTTCTTCATCTTCTGCCATTTCGCTTATAGTTATAAATCCGTCAATGCTCTCTGAGCCCTTGTCCTTAAAGAATAGCGTTAGGTTGATTTCCACACGCATCTATTGCTCCAGTGAGCTAGCGCTCTTAGCAGTGGCTTCTGTGCCTTTGTGAATGTGCCTTCCAGTAAGTTCTTCTTTTACATTAGCATCAACAAATGCATCATCAGGACAAATCTTGTCCCACTCCTGAAGCTTTAAAAGTTGCTCTCTTTTTTTTCTTTCAGTAACTCTCTCAGAATCAGCCATTAAACTTTCCTCAATAAGTCGTCTAAATTAATTAAGAAACCTTGTGATGTGTTTCTATCCCCGCCGCGTATAACATTGCCATTATTATATTCGTTATTACACAACTCGGTTAACCTGTCTTTCGATACAATTATGACCACACCTGTAGTTAAAACAAAAGCCCAAAAATCTGATTGTGTTGTTGTAATACCTGACGGTTTCCCGCGACATTCAAATTCAACAAATACACGCCCAGACTTATGAGCTATTTTATCATTCTTTACTTCAATCTTTTTGTTCTGAAGTAAGTCACCGAGGAATTGTTCGGCTACCTGACCAACTAAAAGGTCGTGGCTAAAGTCGTTATTGTATAGCATCGCTAGTCCTATTTATGATGCAAGGGTGGGTAGCTTTACGGCACTGGTGCTACCCAAACCAGCTAACAGCTCTTTAACCAAGATTGCCGTTAGTGCGCCTTTAATTTTATTTAGCAGACGGCAGAGGCATCCGCTTGTCTGCAAGGTTAACATTTAAGTCTGCTTTAGTCATGCTCTTATTATTCACAAAGCAATGAACAGCGCGGCTTAGCAGAACAGAATAGTCATGCGAACTAATATGCATTCTGTTCATACGCATGAACGTAATGTGCTTCATAAGCTTCACAGGACCGCTATTAGCCTTTCCAGTACCCGCCATCATAGCAGCAAAGAACTTCTCAATATCGTTACGATAGCCGCTATCTACAACAGAGTAAAATGTTGCTGCAATAGGACCAATAGGGTAACGAGTTTGAGTATATACTTTACGCGCCCATGACACGCCTTCTTGCAACAAATCAGGATTATATTTGTTCAGGTAGGCTCTTTTAATCATGTCGTTGTTTGCTGCCCCAGCGGTGTTTGTTTTGCCCCTTTCCCAATTGATAAGGAACTTAATTGTCTGAGCAATCTTATTAGAGTTTGTTACGCCCATGATTGCCAGAACATCATCCGCGCCACGGTTCTTGCCCGTGTCCATGTGATGAAAAGTGTTCGGGTCAATCCCATAAATAGCATGGGTGGTAAACGGCACTTGAGCTTGCAAACATGCAGCCAATCTGTTCTGCCCATCTTTAAGAAGCCCGTCAGTACCGAACTTAATTGTTTCGCCAGTTAGTGACCAATTATTGTTTTGCATGTCTCGCTTGTATTCAATAATCTTCTGCGCCTTACGCGGACGATTTTTGATGTTCAGGTTTGACAAAATATATTCAGCCAGCTCTGGCGTGAATTCACATACCCGACTATTCTCAGGTGGGTTTTTAATTAAAGCCTTCAAATTTGCAATTTGCTGCTTTGGAGAAAGCTCTGATGACAGCTTGCGCTGTTTACTTGTAATGCTAGTTAAAGCCATTTTCTTATCCATACCGCCGTTCCGTTTGTATGGCGGCCCCTCTGATGTTGCTAAAGTTAAAGGAAGAAGGGTCTAGCCTAGCAACAAAGCCAGACCCTTCTTTTAGGCGGGGTGAATGCTTAGGCTCGATACATATAGAGAGCCCATCACTGTAGTGGTTCCGCTATACAGCAGTCTGACTTACACACCCCTATCTCTGGAGACGCACAGCTTTCGCCGTAATCCTGACTTCCAGAAAATTATTGTCGGGAAGAGCCAAGCCCCCTTCATTGTGCCCTAGGAGTCACAGGCAGCTACGAGGCTCCTCCCTAATCAATGCCAGAAACCCATTCGGGTAACGAAGCATTGAGTATTACTTCTGCGCCCACGCTGGAACAACTCCAGCCGTTGCTGTTACCGCAGGGGCTTGAGCATTCATAGCGGCCTGACCTTGTGGCGGCATTGAATTAATCAATGTCTGATTAACTGCTGGTGCCGCGCCACTACCGCCGCTAGGAATGTAATCACTATTGTCTGGAGTCAGCGCAATAGTCATTTTGTTCTTTGCAGCGTATCCATTTTGCTCCGGCTCTACACCAACCAAGAAACAAAACTGTTGTCCTTGCAGGGCATCAAGGCCAGCAATATTACGCTTTTGCTGAGCCTCTGGAGACATGTCAGCGCCCTTCAAGTTATGGATGCTGTCAATCATGCGCCGGAGCGTTTCAAGGCCAATCTGACGCGCCACAGGAACGCCGTTACTGTTTAGCTTGTCACCGTGCACAAAAAGGTTATGCCATACTTTGCGCTTATCGAACTGACCGCCAATGATGGTAAATTCCATCGGGCAATACACTGCGCTAGATGACATGGACTTCTTGAAAAGAAAGCCAGGCCCAAACTCAGGCATTTCGCTGTCACCGCCCAATAGATTAATAATCGCGCGAACAGGTGTTTTGTCTGGCATAAGCTCTAAAGGCTTCTGTTCACTGCCAGTTTCTACTTCATTAAGATTAAGCATTTTCTTCCGCTCCATTCATTTCACTTGGATTTACAAAGTCCATAGGACGTTCATTTTGTGGCGTACCGCCACTCATCTTCTCTAGAAGTTTGCCTAAGTGCGGCTCTTCTAGAGTATCTAATCTGCCAGACCTGTCTTTAGCTGGGTATCCCCACTGGTTCAGTGTCTGACACACAAAGGCGCGATACGGAACTCCGTTATCATCTGACATAAGAGCCATTGTAATAACTTCATCCACAATGCCCGGCAATTCGCGTCCAGTTTTAGAGCCTTCAATTTGCAGCTCATAAGTCTGGCGACCATACTCATCTGTCCTTTCATCCAGAATGCCAACAAAGATTACATTCTTATCGCGGATGTGCTGGAGATGTGATAGCCACCCCATCATTTCACGCCCTTGCATACCGTAAGCTGCACGAGTGTCCAGCTTGCCAGTACGGTCTGATTTACACTCAGGCTGGTTCTGACAATGCGTAAAGCACAAACGCCCCGCTACGGTAATTGAGTCAACAAAGATTGTGTCATACTTAGACAAAACATCTGCTGGGTTTCCATAAGTCTGACACACATAATCGTAATGTGCCTGACTGTAAGTTGCGTCCTCACCCAAAGACGGGTTCGGCCCACCCAAGAACACCGCGAAATCACGGCACTCTGTCCATGTGCGCGGACGAATGACATCAATGGCTACGCCTTCAATAGCCGCGTCACCCGCTTCTAAATCCATGAACAGGGTCTTGGATGTGTCGAGGGTGCGAGCAAGAGAAGTCTTGCCCACCCCAGACTGACCACACACAACTAGCTTGTGGCCCTTCTTTTCGTTTAGCCGTTGTTCGGCTGTGATAATGTTAAGCATCATCATCTCCCTCAACATCAATGCTTGTACCCTGCAAATGCACAGTACGCGCATCACTAAGCCGCGCCTGAATTTCAGGCGGAGCATTATTATACTTAGCTTCTGGGATTGTGTATTTGACAGAAACGTAGTGACGAGCAGTATCTTCATCCATACCATTTAAGATATTTAGAAGCCTACCTTCATCCCACTCCACGCGCTTGCGAACATTGACCTTTAGCTTATAACCAGCGTCTTCAATGGTTACGCTGCCAAAGTCTTTTCCGTTTTGACGCAAAGTGTCTTGCGCTCTGCCTAGATAGCGGTTCTCAAGCTCATTCTTGATAACCTTTACTTTTTCCTGTGACTCCACAATAAGCTGGTCCAGCTCTTTCTTGAGCATGGTTAATTCAGCTAGGGATGCGGAGGACACAGACGATACGTCTGAATTGGTCATTGCGACCTCCTTGGTTAATATTTTGAGCTGTTAAACTCTTTCGATACACCCAAGGTAGTGATACTTGTTTCACATTGCAAGAACTTTTTTTAATTTTTTTGATTTTTTTTCGATATCTTTATTTCTATGCCATGCAGAGCCTTCATTAACTTCTTCTTTAATTTGAATATATCTGTCTCCACGCCCTTGGCATCTTCGACTATAAATTCGTCCTCGCTGTCTTTATTCGGCTTGTAGTATGTGTAGTCGGCTATGTACGCGCAAATCTTTTGCCCGTCAATGACCATGTTAAATCGCACCTGTCTATCTAGGTCGCGTATCTCGCCGTTTTCTTGCATCTTCCAGAGCTGCCCATACCGCTCTGCCTCCCACTTGCTATCAAACTTCATCCCCATAAATTCGGTTTTCTTCGCACCGAACTTATTGCGTTTCTGATAAAAACCTTTATTATATGTCATTATATGTCCCTTTTTGTTGGAGGCTTTTGTGGCATCAGGAAATCATAGAACTGTCGGAATTGACATGAGAACCTATAACAAGCTGAGAAAGCTTTGTGAAGATGAACACCGTAACATACGTCAACAGATTGGTATGCTTGTATCTGAAGCTTACAAGGAAAAGTACGGTGATTCAATTGGTTCTATGGGAATTGGCTCAGTTGGACAAAAAAATACGGTCTAAGCAATTTTGCAAAGACCGCTGCTCCAAATCATCTTTAATAAATTTTGCAGGCGATATACGCTTTGTCACCTGACCTTTTAGGCACTCTACTGGTTTAAACAAAACGCGCTCTGGCTCTACTGCAACAAAGGCTATTATATCGCATTGTTGTTTTGTTAGTGGCTTTTTCTTGCCGCCATGAGATGTAGCGAACTGATACCCCATGTGCGCGGCTTGCGCTCCGCCTCTGCCTTTTAAAATGCTAGATTTAACTTGAACGCGCAGAAAAACATCTTGCCAATTAATAATTACATCAACCGTATCTAAGTTGACTATTTGGCAAGAGTAGCCAAGCTTCATCAAGCGAACCATACATATATGTTCGCCTAGCTTGCCAGCCTCGAAAGGATTTAACATCTTCCCCCCGTTGGAAGTGTGAAATTTATTTCTTGACAGTACGCTATAAGTATGACCTAAATGTTAATATAGTGCAACTTTCTAGGGAGACATCCCATGATACAAGAAGGTGATGGAAAAATGGCGCGGCTCATGTCGTATGGGTTGTGCCCTAAGTGTGAAACAGAAATGCAATTTAAATCTGACGGTCTTGAAGAGGATTTTATGGTTTGCCCTGTATGCAAGCTGGAGATGCTAACACCAAGACACAGTGAGATGGAGATTGTTGTAGAATTGGAGTAGTTATGTATACAGCAGTTATTGTTGTATGCGCTGTTGTCGGTAGCGGCTACGGTAATCATTGTTTTGAATTAAGAGACAATTGGGGGCCGTATAATTCTCTATCGGAATGCAAAGCGCGTACAGTTGAAATGTCAAAATTTAGCGTCAATGTTTTTAGCGACCATAAATTTCCTTATGAATCTAAAAGCTGGCGTTGTGATTATGATGCTGATGGAGCGGCCTGACAGGTTTCGCCTTGGCAGCAATCATCTATAATGCAGTCACAATTAACGCACTGCGTATGACCATGAACATACACTGTCTTCAACGGCTCACTACAACGTGGGCAACGGCGGCAGTGTTTTTTCATTGGCGCGGGGCCTGTGGCTGCACTAACTTTCGGAATCATCTGCCAATGCTCTCATGCGCGTTACTAAACGCCTTGCGCGGTTAGGTACTTGTGTATACCACTTGGAATCCACCATCTCGTCTGATGCGGCGCTGAACTCTCTCGCGTCCACTCCAGCCTTCATTCCTTTAAACTTTGACAGGCGTGGGTATCCGAGGTTGAACATCATATTCGCAATGATAAGCTGACACTCTTCTGGCA